GGAATGCGACCTGCGGCGCCGCCAGGTTTTCAGCGGGGGCGATGCCGGGGGCGGCGAAGTCGCCGATGTCGCCGGCCCCCTGCGGAGCGACCTGCGGGATGAAGCTGGTAGGTACGGTCGGCATGGGTCAGATCCTCTGCGTGGAGACGCCCTCGAGCAACTCCTCGATGCGACGGTTGCGCGCCCAGGTGGTGGCGATTTCGGTCGCACTGCCAAGCAGGCTCGTGCTGGCAGCGAGGCCCGGATAGATTGTGTTGGCGGTGGACTGGAGGTTCTGCGCGGAAATGTCGGCCATCGTGGCGCCGACTCCGATGTTGAAGGCCCGCAACCTTGCGGCCTCCTGCTCGCGCACAGTGGACGCGTTGATGTTCAGGCGGTCGATTTCTTTGACGAGGTCCATGCTGCCGATGATTTCCTTGGCGCTGCCCGCACCTAGGACGGCACCGCGTGAAGCAAGTGCTGCCTGCGCGCTTGCACGCGCCTGCCCAGCGCGCATGGAATACTGCCCGAACCGAGCCGCGCCCTCGCGGCCTATCTGCCCTGCCGTGAACTCGGCGGACCGCTGGTTAATTCGGCCCATCTCGGCCGCGAACCGCTGGTTCTGCGCCTGCATCTTGAGCTGGTTCTGCTGGCTTTGCGCCGCGTAGAACGAGCCGATGGCGCCCGTGATCGAACCGAAGATCCCCGCGATGGGGCCGGCAACCGTCATGGCCTGGGCAAACTGCGAGGCGAATGACGGGGACGTTGTTCCAGCGCCGACCGCATACGACTGCCCGGTCAGCAGGGTCGGTCCGATTGGACTGGTGGAGAATGGAACCTGTACGACTGCCATGTCAGCCTCCGATGCTCACTTCAAGGGTCAATCCGACGATGGTGAGAGGAAGTGGGTCAGACTGACGCACATAGATGCGCCCCGCCTGCTGCCACGTCGGCGTGAGCTTGACACTGATTTCGTCCGTCTTGAGCGCGGGCGGCGAACCGTATGGCTCCGTGGTGCGTTGCTTGGCCTCAACGAGGTTGTCAGCGTTCGGGCCGACGAAGATTCCGCTCGAGCGGTACACGCGCAGGAATGCCTCGTTGACGTTCTTGGCGCGCCCCTGGCCGAACGCCTCCATCTGGAGTGCCATCGGGAGCGTCTCGAGATCGCTGACGTAGGGAAGGCCCACATGGACGACCGTGCTTGCACGCTGCAACACGGCCACCCCGCCCGTAACCGTCACCTGCGGCATCACGGCACCGTCCGCAAGGATGCTGACAGTCTTGCCCTCGAGGTGCGTCAGTCCAGTCACCGTGTCGCGTGCGAACGACCATACGGCCGTCGCCACGCCACGCAGCGCCACGGGCAGAACAAGATCAGTCCGTGCCGTCGCCACCGTGGTGGAGGTCGTGGACAGGATCGTCAGGCGGTACGTGTTCCCGTTCGCGTCGGTCAGGACGATGGCGTCGCCCACGTCCGTGGTTGCAGGGAACTGGAACAGTGCGCTGCTCGCCGTGATCGTTAGCACGTCGGCCGGCCCCCAGGTCGTGCCGCCCGTCACCGTGACCGTGGTCGCAGTCGTGTTCGTGCCGTCGTAGGTCAGGCCGCTGTCCACGAAGAAGCAGTCTTCGATGTCGCCGATCTGCCGGCTAGCGAACCGTTCGACGTATCGCTTCGTCACCCCGCCGATGGTTCGCTTGACGATGACGTACAGGCGGTCCTCGGCACCCTCGGCAACGGCAGCGCACGTCTCAAAGTCGCCGTCCGTTTCGTGCTGGTGCCATGCGCCGATCTGCTGCTCCGGGATGTATGTCAGCCCGAGCATGCTGCCCGTGCTTGAGATGAACCACAGCAGCGGCTGCGGAGCCTTGCTGTAGCACATGTCCGTGATATCGAAGTTGTCGAACAGATGCGTGGATCTGATCGACAGGTCGCCAGTCACGAAGCCGCTTGCCTGCCAGGAATAGCCAAGCTCGCGCACGTGGCCGTCACGCGCAGAGCAGTACACCACCGTGTTGTTCACGATGGACGGCTGCACGTTGTTGGCACCGACGTATGACTGCGGACGCACCGAGATGGTGGTCGGCGAGATCACGTCGCTGTTCACCGGGCTAACGCGCCACTCGGCGGCGCTCGTCAACGCAAGCAGCTGCGTCAGCGGGACAAGGTGGCGGATCGTGTTGGCTTCACGGGCAGCGACACGAAATGCAATGCGGTCGGTGTCAAGAAGCGGGATGTGGTAGGAGATGTCACTCTCCGTTCCAGTGCGCGTCATCCACAGAGTCTGCGGTGCATTGGTCGTGCCTGCGAACACGCGGCGCTGCTCGAAGTAACTGACTGCGCCTGGGTAGTTTCCACTTGACGCAAATACGGTATCGACGATTGGCGGCGTGATTCCGAGATCGGGACCGATGTTGTTGTCAGTGAACGTCGTCAGGTCGGTCTGTCCGATCAGGCCATACAGCCCATTCTGACGCTTGTAGATGTTGTAGCGAGCAGCGCCAGACACGGCCGACCACGAGATCGTGTTGCTCGATCCCTGCGCGTTGAGGTTGTTGTTCGCGGTTGCAGCCGCGCTCGGCGCACTCTCGTCGATTCCGTTCGGAGCGATTGTGGTGACAACGTAGTAACTGGTGAAGTCCAGCGACTTGTCGCCAAACTGCACGTATCCGCCGCTCGACCACGTTCCATAGGATGTCGTATCAAGTTCGATTCCGCTGCTGTATGTGCGGACGCGGAACTTGTCTCCGGCACTTATGTGAGAAACGATGTAGTAGTCATCAGGGAACGGATTCGTCCACGTTCCGCCGTCAAGGTACACCGGATCTCCAACCGACAATCCATGCGGCGCGGTCGTATGCGCGACACCTGGATTCGCGGACGTGAATCCGATAAGGTCAAGTGCTTCACCGCGGTTGGCGGTCACACTCAACCCGGTAGGCGACGTAACCGTGGACGCAAACGAGATCGTTGTCAGCGTCCACGTGGTCGCCCCAAGCCGGCGCAGCTCACGCGGTGCGTAGTTCGGGTGTACGAGCGTCAGCACATCGGCCGACTGCACGTAGTGAATGTCGAACAAGTCGGCCTCGGCGTAGGGATTCGGGATCTCGTAGATCCCCGCCGGCAGCGGATACCAGTACGTTGCGTTCGGAGGCGTCTGATTGACTGCCTGAAGAATGCAGTAGTAGTTCACGCCTCCAGACGAGACGAGATCTCCGACCGCGTAGACCTGGTTGGACGTGATCGTTCCGCTGCCAGCAGTCGTGATGTCGATTGCAGACCCGGTCGCGGTCAGGGACAACTGGTAAGTATTTGCCGCAGCATTGATAACGTAGTACGTGGTAGCGGCTACAAGCGGTGCGGGCAACGTGGTTGTCGCCGACACCTGCACTGGCGTTCCGTTTGCGTATCCGTGCGCGTTGCTTGTAAACGTCTCCGTCCCGGTATTGACGGCAGTGATGGTCTTTGTCGTTGAATAAGCCGCTGGCGTACCAGGCCCGAGCGTCGCGCCCTGCGTATGGAACCGGAAGTACCCCGCGCCAAGCTCAAGTACCAGCGTCTGCGTGGTGCTGAACGTGAACGGAAGCAGGCGCGTGCGCTTCGTGCTGTCCTTCACCTCGCGCACGAATGCAGTGCCTGGTCGGTTCTCTGCCGGACCCTGCGGAAGCGCGATGAAGTTCAGCAACTTCGCTGCGCCAGTCTGGAACTTCACGTCATCAATCCGGCCCCACATTTCCGGCGACACTTCGCCGCCGGCAAATGACCGCGTGTAGGTTCGGGTGAGCGCCATGTCAGCGTCCAGAGATCCAGGAGGTGATGTGTCCGGGCTTCACGTCGCGCTGGCTTGCGTCGGATGCGCGTGCCTGTCCGAGGTAGATGGCGACCATCTGCAAGCATCGCTGCCCCTGCCGTGCGCCTTCTTCACCCTTGACGACCGGGCCGGCAAGGAACGACGCGAGCTGCCATGACAATGCGATGGTGAACAGCGGGTCGAACTTGGTCGGGTCGCTCACAAGCGCCTGATAGCGCAGGAGTGCGGTTTCCTGGTTCGTGTAGATGATCTTGTTCCCGAGCGTGTCCGTCTCGATCACGTATTCCTGCGGCACGTACACGCCAGCGGTCGTGATGGGCGGGTTCGTCCATCCGAAACCGTAGCGGTCGGCGGGATACGCACGCACCGTGTAATCGTTCTCTGCCTCGGGCGGCAGCACGGCCACGGCGGTCATCATGTCGCCAGGGCATGCGTATGCGTATTTCCACATGGTGTACGGCATCGTCACCTGCGCGAGGCTGACGCGCCGCGATGCGAACGACCACGTATGCATCTGGAGAAGCATGTCACGTGCGACCGGATAGAACCGGGCGCAGTGCTCTGCCTGTGCTGATCCCTCCGGCGGATCAATGCTTGCGACGGTGGCGTCGTCGCCGAGGTGCGCGAGGGCGAGGTTGCAAATTTCAACGACCGATGGCAAATTATTCGCTCCTCCCGTAGGAAGGGAGGGGCGCCGTGGTTTCCCGCCGACGCCCCTCCCTGTTCACGAACCTGTCAGAGAATCACTCCGATGCTGCGGCCTTGGCGGTGCGCTTGCGGAGCTTGGGAGCTTCCTCTGCGCTGTCCTCATGGTCCATGCCAACTGGCTCCAAGAGATCCGGGATCGGTGCGCCCGAATACTCGAACTCCGTCCCTTCCTTCCGGTAGTGGTTGTCGATGAAGCAATCGAGAAGTGCCTTGACTCGCATGGGTGAACCTCAATTACGCGACGGTGAAGCCGGAAGCGTAGAACTTGCGGCCGTCCTGGATGTTGTGAACGATCTCGGCGAGGATGCTACCCGTGGTCGGGTTGGTCCCGTTCACGTCGTAGCGGGCGCCGAGGTAACGCAGGCCGAGGCTTGCGATCTGCGGGGGCAGGGCGACCACGTACTGCTTGCCGGCGGCGAGACCGGAGTTTGCAAGAGTTGCATTCGTCTCTGCAAGCACAGTGTGCGACGAAAGGTCGGCGTTCGCTGAAATCACAACCTCAAGATCAAGGCTGGTGAGCGTGTTGAACGCAGTAACCACGGTGAACACCATGAACAGATCCGAACCCTCACCGATGTCTCGGGCGGTGCCGAGGTCAATGGTGTCGGTCGAAACGGCGTCAGCGGTAATCGCCTGACCCGTGATGGCGGAGCCGGGGGTGTTGGACCCGGACACAACGAGAAGCTTGTCAGTAATCATTGTTGTTTTCCTTCCTGTGTCCTATTAGGACACCTGAGATTCGGTGTTGACGATGGCATCGACCTTGCGGAGGGGAACTCCGAGGAACGACAGCCAGCTGTTGGGGGCGCCAAACTGCGACAGACCCTCATTGACCTTCAGAACGGCCTGGCTCTTGTCCAGCGCCATGATCGACAGGCCGCTGTGGACGGTGCGGTTCATGTAGAACGCGGCACGACCCATCGACATGTTCGGGATGCGGTAGAGGGCGCGAGCCATCAGCCGGATCAGGTTGCTAGATGAAGTAGCCGCCTGACCGCCAGTCTGGGCAAGCAGGTCGGTGGTGTTGATGTTGGCGATACGGACAACGTAGCGCCAGTCCTTCACGACCAGACCGTTCTTCCACTGGTAACGGGTGGCGTAAGCCTGGAGACGGTTGTTGCCGTCATACACGGTCTGCTCGCCGAGATCCTCGTGGACAAGGCCAGCGGTGCTGCCCTTGGGGAACGGGCAGTACACGGTCTGATCGCTCCAAACGACCAGGTACACCGAGGTGTTCGCGGTGCTTGAGTACGAGCCGCCGCCGGCGAGTCCGTTGAGGACGTTCACGCTGTTGTTCACGGTAGAAGACAGCGACGAGTAACGCGGCGCGAGGCCAAGGAACTGCTTTGGGTCCGTGGCGGGGTTGCCGTAGAACATCGTGGTCGCCTGCGTCTGATTCATGGCCTCAAGGAAGGCCACGTCTTCGGACAGACGGAACTGAGCGGTGTTGCCGTTCAGCATGGCGAGATCCTTATCGACCTCGCTGCGAGCCTCGAGGATGCCGCAGGCTTCATCGACCTGGGCAGTCGTGCTCTTGCTGTTCGGGATGCCCTGGTTGAGGGCACGCCAGTAGACGCTCGGCAGGCCCGTGCGAATCACGACGCGCTCGCCAGTGGGCAGGTTGCCTTCCTTGAAGACGCAGTCCTCGAGGATCTCGTTGGTCTGGGACAGGAGTTCCGCGACGACCGGAACGCGGCCCTCGGGATCGGTGCGCTTCGCCCAATCGGCGAGCGTCAGGTTGGTGGTGGACAGAGTTGCCATGACTGTTTCCCTTTCGTGGGTTTAGGTGCTGGAGGAGTACATGGCGTCGGCGAGGTCATTGAACGAGCGGGGTCCGGCCGACTTGGCCTCGCCCTTGGTGCCCGTGACCATGCTGTCCTCGCTGATCGCCTTCCCGGCGCGGAACATGAACCGGATTACTTCCGGGTGGTTCCCGAGGCCGGACTCGTTGAGCAGGCTGCGGAGTTCGGCAGTACCGAACGCATCGAGCGCCTTCTTCGCCACGGACAGATTCTCCGACAGACGCTCGCCGCCAAACTCCTTGTCGGCCTTGCTGCTGTCGGACCATCCGTTGCGAACTGCCTCGATCTGCGCCGCCTGACGTTCAGCCAGCTTGGGGCCGACTGCGTCAAGGACGCGCTGCGCGGCTTCCTGCGACAGGTTCAGTTCCTTCGCCACCTTCGAGTACTCGGCAATGACCTCAGAGTCGAACGCTCGACCCTCAGGTGCCTTAAAATCGTAGGTTTCCGGCGCGGTCGGCTTGGCGTCGGCGGGTGCCTCGGCGGCCTTGGCGTCGTTGGCTTCGGGAACCTTGCCAGCAGCGGCCGCATCCGCGGCTTGCTGGCCCTGGGTCGTGGTCGCCTTCTGCTCGCCACCGTACAGCTTCTCGGCCGTCGCCGAAAGGCTTGCGGTAGCACTAGATGCGGGAGCGGCTGTAGTGTTGGTTTCAGCCGTTTCCATCATCGTTGGTTCGTTCATCGTGTGCCTGTTCCTTCATCATTGCCGGATACTGGTCCGGGCAAAGCGCGTGGACCATGCCGAGCATCCGTAGCCCGTAGTTCCTGCCACCCTCCGCAAATGCCATCGACATCGCGTTGGTGTTGAAGGAAGTTCGGAACACGCCCGCCTGGTCCAGCAGCCGCCACACAATGCGTCGGCCGCGCTTGCTAGACATGAGCCACTTCACGTCGGCCTCCTCGTTCTGTCGGTCAAGGCGATCACGAAGCTCTTTGTTGGCTCGGTCACGCTCTTGGCCCCGCAAGTCGAGGGGGTCGTAGTTGCTCACGGCGGGACTGTATCCCTGTGGCTAATGCTTACGGGTACTGTTAGACCTCAACACCAGATG